ACACCAGCATTTAGTCCTAATCCTATATATATGGGTAGAGTTGCCCGAGCTATTAGTACGCTACAAACATACTTGCTACAATGGTATAGTACTGTTAAAATGTCACCTAGAAAGATTAAATTATTTTTTCCAGTTGCAAACGGTGAAGATATTAGTATTGGTTTATACAAAGCTACTCTTAGTCCACTAGATGGAGGTTTATATGCAAGTGTAGTAAATCACAATATTGGTACTACAAATGGAACACAAGAAATTACACTAACTCAAGAAAGTGGACAAACTGATATTGAAGTAGGAGATGCAATAGCTATGGTTGTATCAATAAAAGGGAACAATCAAGGTGACACTTTACTGAGTACAGATCAAGGAGTTTTAGATACTGCAATTGGTCAAGTATCAACAACTCAAAGTTACATATCAAGTAGTTTTCCTGCAAACGTAAATGGTTTTAATACTGGATTTGGAGCTACTAAAGTAAGACCAGCGTTCTTTCTTTATTAAAATATTAAATAACCGAACTATCAAGTGATAGTATATAATAACCAACGTTTAACTAAAACCAAACACAATGACGTTTTTATATACCCGCACCAATACGTGGTCTAGTGCACCACAACCAACAGAAGAAACCATTAAGTACTGGAAACATATATCACAGAAGAAAAACTGGAGAATAGTTCAATTACCTAATGGGTTTTTACAAACCGAATATAAAGCTATCGATTCAGAAGACTGGATTGATGTTACCAGAAGAGAAACAATAGCTGGAGCAGAACAAGCAATAGATGCTTCTATTGAACATTATGCTAAAAAGCTAGAGTTTACCAAAGGACCGAAAGTAATTAAAACCTTCGAGTAATATTCAAAACAAATCAAATTAAATTAAATTAAATGCAAGAAATAAAGTTAGTTAAAAATCTGGCTTTTGGCGATTCAGCTAGAAGTCAGATATTAACTGGGGTAGAAAAATTAACCAACGCCGTTGGATCTACCTTAGGAGCAAGTGGTAAATGTGTAATACTAGAAGATGGTAATGGACAACCACAGATAACAAAAGATGGAGTAACAGTAGCTAACGCTATTACGTTACAAGATCCATTAGCAAATATTGGAGCAACTCTTATTAAGCAAGCTGCTCAAAGAACTGTAGCAGATGCTGGTGATGGCACAACTACAGCTACGGTGTTAGCTAAAGCTATACTAGATCAAGCTACAGAACATTCTCTTTTAGATAATCCTAGATCTATGAAAAAAGGTATAGATTCAGGTGTTGACAAAGTTATAAAATATTTAAATAAAAAATCTAAAAAAGTTACTGGTAAAAAAATTGATCAAGTAGCTACTATATCTGCTAACAATGATAAAGAGTTAGGTAGAGTTATAGGTAAAGCATTTAGATTAGTAGATGAGACAGGTGTTGTTATGATGGAAACAAATGAACAACCAGAAACTGTAGTAGAGTTAATAGAAGGTGTTCAATATGATCAAGCTTTAAAAAACAATCATTTTATTACTAATATAGAAAAAGGAACTGCTGAACTTGACAACCCGCTGGTTCTAATAGTTGAATCAGTAATACCTAACGTTCGTAAGATTCAGTCAATACTTGAATATATTATTAAAAAAGGTAAAAGTCTTCTTATAATTGCAGATGTAGACCCTCAGGTAATATCTGCTCTAGCAATGAATAAGAAGAAAGGTAATATAAAAGTTAATATTATAGACGCACCAGTGTATGGGATAAGTAAAAAAGATGTACTTTCTGATTTGTGTGCTGTTACTGGAGCTACTTTAGTTAATGAAGATCTAGGAGATGATATGGATATTATACAGCCTGAGCATTTAGGAACATGTATCAAGTCTGTGACTAATCATGAGGAAACAATATTAAAAGTTGATTTAACTAATAATGATGATGTTAAAAATACTATTGACTTACTAGAAAGTAATATAAAAGAAACTAAAAACCCTAATGTAATAATTAGACTTGAAAGAAGACTAGCTAAATTAAAGGCTAAAGTTGCTACAGTAAAAGTAGGAGCTAATTCTGAACTAGAACTAAAAGAAAAGAAAGACAGGGTTGAAGATGCTATTTGTGCTACAAAAGCTGCGATTAAAGAAGGTATAGTGCCAGGTGGCGGCATAGCTTTGTTAAATGCTAGTTTTAATTTAAAACCAACTTGTATAGGTGAAGAAGTGCTTTACAGTGCTATAAGAAGACCGCATGAGTTGATATTAATAAATGCAGGTATCAATGAAGTTAAAAAGCTTGAAGAAGGTAAAGGATTAGATGTGGTTACAGGAAATACGGTGGATATGGTAAAAGCCGGAATTATAGATCCTTTGTTAGTTACTAAAAGCGCTTTGATTAACGCAGCTTCGGTAGCCACTACTATATTATCAACTGATTGTGTAATTAATAATTTAAGAGCATGAAAGCAGTAGGTAAATACATAGTTATAAATCCTATAAAAGAAGTTGATACGACTACAAAAGGAGGATTAATTCTAGCTGAAAAGCAAAGAGAAGATGTTAGATATAGAAGAGCTAAGGTAATAGAACCTGGCTCTGAAGTATCTGTACTAAAAAAAGGTGATGAAGTTTATTATGATAAAGCATCTGGGTTTAGTATTGAAATAAATAAAGAGGAATACAAAGTCATTAAAGAGTTCGATGTAGTTGTAATTCTATGAGAAAGTTAACTTCTAGTGATTTAAAAGAACTAGGTTTACTTAAACATTATAGAATTATAAGAAAGTGGGCTTGTAAAACTAATGATTTAAATGATGCAGATCTAGAACTACTAATTTATTTAGATGCAATAGATATGTTTACCAAAGATGATTTTAAAAAAGGTACGTACTCATACAGCTGGGATAACAGGCGCTGGAACAGATTATTGAAACAAGAGTGGATAAAGGTGTGGAGAAAAAGAAATCACACTACTCAAAAATATCATATATATAAAGTTTCGTATAAGTGCAAGCAGCTAATAAGTCGTATGTACCGAATCATGTTAGGCGAAGAAGACATGCCTACAACTAAATTAGAAAAAAGTAATAGATATAGCTTTAAAGTAACAACTAAAGCTATTGAATATGTTAATAAAGATAAAACAAGATAATGGCAAAATTAGAGCAAAGGAGATATGGTAAAGAATTGTTTCCAGGTGGTAAACATACTGGTGTTGGAGGACCTGGAACTGGTAAAATTAAAAACAAAGTAAAAAGAATTTCTAAAAATGTAAAAAGAAAAGTTGGAGATGTAGTTAGCAATGTAAAAGAGATAATACCAAATAATAAAGATGAAAAAGCTACAAAAGAGCTAGCTTCTCAGGGATCAAGCAAAAACCCTAGATTCTTACAAGATGCTTTAAATCCTGCACAAAATGCGGCTATGACAGCAGGTGGTTCTAGACCAATGACAGCTATGAATAATCCACAGGTTGACCCAATAACAGGTATGCCTATAACACCAGGTGGACAGCCTAATATGAATCCAAATTTTATTGGTGGTATGGCTAATTCTAATATGCCAACAACTGCTATGCTTGCTCAAGAGAAATACGATGCAGCAAAAGCAGACATAAACGGCAACGGTGTTACTGAAGACTGGGAAGAAGCTAAAGCTAAAAAATTCACAGTAGCTCAAGAGAAGGTTGAAAAATTAGGTGCAGCTGCAGCTAGTGCGGCTACAAAAATGATGAGAACTATGAAGCCTTTACCACCAGCTGTACCAGACAAATCAGATAGTACGGCTATGTATATGGGTGGAAATGCACCTGGGCAATACAACAATCCGATTTGGAAACCAGCCGCAGATAGTGCTGCAGTTCGTTTTCCTAATATTGACGCAAGCAAAATTAAGCAATCAGATATATTTAAAAAAGGAGATCAGCTTCATGAAATATCAAGACACATACCTATAGTAAATAAAAGATATGGTACAGAAGAATCTTCTAAGAAAGCTTTTGACGAAGCTATGATAGATCAACAAAGATTAACACAATCTAGACGTAGCACTAAGTGTATGCGTGTAAAAAAGAAATAAAAACACGTGATTATATATAGTACACGAATATTATAAACATTAAAAAAATAATTATGCCAAGTTACGAAGGAAAAAAATTAGATCCAGCTACATATACTGCTGGTATTAAAAATCCAAGATGTATGGTTAAACCACTTCCTGGTACAAGAGTAATGAAATCAAACAATGCTGTTATAACACCAACGCTTGGTGGAATATCTAATATTGAATACAAAGGAAACGCTGTATTAAACGCTAACAGATAATGGGTTTAGAAGACTTAAAGTTGTATTGTCTTAATATAACTTCATTCACTATAGCTAGTTTAAATTGGATGGAACCTGCGTTAGAAATAGTATTATTATTAATGACTATTGGATACACGGCACATAAGTGGATTAAGTTAAAAAATAAAAAGTGAGAAACGTAAAAGAAATTATTATACATTGCTCTGCTACTAGAGAAGGACAAGACGTACCAGTTGAAACAATAAGAGACTGGCATGTTAACTCTCGTGGGTGGAGCGACATTGGCTATCATTTCTACGTAGAATTAGATGGAACTATTAAAAAAGGTAGAGATATAGATCGTATCGGAGCTCATTGTAAGTCGCATAATAGAAATAGCATAGGAATATGTTATTGCGGAGGCGTTGAGACAGATGGTAAGACTCCGAAGGATACTAGAACACCAGATCAAAAAGAAAGTCTGTTACATGTCCTTAAAACATTAAAGGCTATGTATCCAGATGCTATTATTTATTCACACAACGAGTTTGCTAATAAAGCTTGCCCATCATTTAACGCTACAGAGGAGTATGAAAATATCTGAAAACACTGAGTTTAAAATTGATATAAAAACTGTAATTGGGATAATAATGTTTACTACTACAATAGTAGGTATGTATTATACTTTACAAGAAGACATAGCAGAAGCTAAAACTTTACCGCCAGTTGAAGTATCTCGTTTAGAATATGAGCTAAAAGAAGAGTGGAATGAAAAAATGATCATGCAGTTAAAAGATCAAGTAGAAATGCTTGAGCAAACTCAAGACATATTAAAAGAAGAAGTTAGCATAACCGCTAGTATGATTAAAGATGGTACAGAAGCTGATGGAAAATTAGAAGAGCTTAATAGACAGCTAGAAGAACTGCAAAACAAAAAACCTAGTACTAGAGTTATAGTAAAAGAAGTTAAAGTAGATAAAAAAGGTAGAAAATTATAAATCATGGCAAAGATTAGTCCAGCTTGTAAAGCTGCAGCAAAAAAGAAATTTAAAGTATGGCCTAGTGCTTATGCTAGTGGCTGGGGTGTGAGATGTACTAAAGCTGGTGGACCTGGTAAATTTGGCCGAACAAAGAAAAAGAAAAAATAATGGCTAAAAAAACTAAAGGTGGCGGAACCACTAAAGTTTGTTTACCTGCTAGTAAAGTAAGATCGATGTCAGCTGCTGAAAAGAAAAAAGTAGTTAATGCTAAAAAATCAGCTGCAGCTTCCGGAAAATACAAAAGATCTAGTAAATCTAATGTTAAAGGAGCAAGAAAAAAAGGCGCTACACTTAGGGACTGGTTTGAAAAAGAAAATTGGATTAACGTAGAAACTGGCGCTCCATGCGGCGCATCAAGCAGAACTCGTAAAAAGAAAAAATAATGGACAAGGACTTAAAACAAATGAAAGAAATTGTAAAGCAGCTTAAAGGAGCTTCTAAAATGCATGCTGCACAAGCTAAAAAAGTAGAGCGTTTAGTGAAAAAAATGCAAAAGAAAAAATGACAGACGCTAGCTACGAAAAATCAAACCGCAAAATGCGAGCTGAACACAAAAAAGAGACTGGTAAAACTTTAGGTAAAAGACAAACAACTGGTAAAGGGAAACGTAGAGTTTCTTTTGCTTGTAGATTTGCGGGTATGAAAGGTCCTATGAAAAAACCTAATGGCAAACCAACTAGAAAAGCTATAGCCTTAAAAAAGTGGGGTTTTGGAAGTGTTGAAGCTGCTCGTAAGTTTTGCAATAACAATAAAGAAAAATGAAATCAAGAGGGTTAGGCGATACTATAGAAAAGTTTACAAAAGCGACAGGTATTAAGAAGTTTGTAGATTCAATACCAGGTGGTTGTAATTGTGATCCTAGAAAAGACTGGTTCAATAAGAACTTTCCTTATAAAAAATAACAATTATGGCTAAAAAAGAATTTCCAGAAATTAAAGAAAAAAACGAAGGTAAGTTTACTGCATGGGTAGAGAAAAACATGCCAGGTAAATCTACTTGTGCTGCTGCTAGTAAAATAATGAAAAGCACTAAGAAATATAAACCAGCTGTTGTTAAAATGGCTAATTATGCTAATAACTTTGGTTGTAAAAAAAAATAAATTATGAAACAAGATAAGTCAAAGGAAGACAGAAAAAAAGGATATGACAGGTCAAAAAGAGCTCAGAAGCTAGCTAATAAAATGGCAGATCATGATGCAAGCTTAGAGGAATGGCAGAAGTCCAGAGGGAAATATAATAAAGAAATGGATAAAAAGAAAAACCAAGTATCTGGTGAAAAACCTGCTAAGCTAGAGCAAAAATCAAAGCAAAGAGTAGAAAAAGATTATGCTAGAAATGCTATACATGATTATGAAACTGGTCATAAAAGCGAAGCTAATTATGAAAAGAAAAAAGAATTAGAAGTAGCCGCTGGAGAAATGCACGGTTATTTTGCCTCTGCTAGTAAAGTACACAAGCACGGTAAAGGAAGAAGTTAATATGGCATTTAAGTTAAAGCCACCATATACGATAGATAACACGCCTATTTATAGAACTGGAACAGATCGTGAAATAAATGGTGAAACTAAAACAAACGGTGCTATAATAATAGCGGATGACATTAGTGATCCGTATCAATTAGAAAACACTATTAGCCACGAGAAGGTACACGTTGATCAAATCATGCGTGGAGATCTTGAGTTTGATAGTGAACATTATATTTGGAAAGGGAAAAAATATCCAATAAATAGCTTTAATACTGCGCAGAAAAGAAAAAAAGCTCCGTGGGAAAAAGAAGCTTATAAAAAAGAAAAACACAAAAAACACAGACGATAAAACATATATATTATGCCTAATAAAAGCAAAGATAACGAAAATATCACTAAAACAATGCAAGACAAATCTGGAATATATCAAGATAGAACAGATGGTAAATTACCACAAGGTAGAGTTGCTCAACATTATCAAGCAATGGATGCTAAAATGGAACAATCCACTAATCCATTTGCTGAAAAACTCAGAAAATCACAAGAAGCAGAAGCAGCTGCAAGAGCAGCTGAGAAAAAGAAAAACAAAGAGTCTGATACCTGGTACAACGATACTGCTAATGACGGAAATATGGTTAGTAGAGCTTTGAGGAAAGCAGAATCATACTTGCCTGGACCTAGTGGTCAAGGTGGAAACACTACTTTTGGAATTTCTAAAAAATTGTAATTTTTAAGAAAATATTTAATATTTTGAATTTTTCTAAAACTGGATATTTACGAAATAGCCCTGATGTTAATAAACCCGTCAACTATATAGCTGGCGGGTCTATTACCATGAAAGGAGTAGACTTTAAAGTTTTAGGAATACCTAACAATGGGCCAGCTGTAGTAATGGAACCTGGTAAAGATTATGATTTTCCAGGTGCTGACTATGTAAAAGAAATACCTTTAAAATGAGTGAAACTAAAAAAACATTTAAAGAAACTAAAATCGGTGCTTTTCTGTCAAGTAAAGCTCCAAAGGTTTTAGCTGCTCTAGGTGATGTTCTACCTAACCAAGGCACACTTGGTGTAGTAAAAAATCTTATAACAAGTGATAATAAGATTAAGGCAATTGATAAAGAACAAGCTATGAAACTCATAGAGCAAGATATAGCTGAAATGAAAGAAGTTTCTAGCAGGTGGAGATCTGATATGAAGTCAGATTCTTGGCTTTCTAAAAACACTAGGCCATTAGCCCTTATATTCTTAACAGCGTCAGCTGTATTCATGATGGCTATAGATTCTTTTCACTTACAATTCGATGTTGATGAAGCGTGGATAAACTTATTAAAAACATTGCTGGTGACAGTTTATGTAGCATACTTCGGAAGTCGTGGTGCTGAAAAAATAACAAAAATAAATAAATAAAAAATGGCAGCAGGAACAACAACAATAGATATAGCTGGTATAGAAGGAAATGAAGCGGCTCAACCAAGAGTTTTTGCTCATTCAGCTAATGCTATAACATTACCAGCTCAAGCAGCTGATGCTTTCGTTTATACTTACCCAGCACCTCCAGATGACACAGCTGTTGTTATGTCAAGAGGAGCTTGTATATATGTAGGTGGTGCGGGAAATATTGATGTAGAATTAGAAAGTGGTGATAGAGTATTACTTAAAGGTGTAACAGCTGGATCTTTTTTACCTATATTAGCTACTAAAATATATGGTTGGGATGCAACTAATCCAACTCCACTAAAAACAACTACAGCTACTGATATAATAGCTTTATTCTAAATGAGCATGAGTATGGGATTAACTATCCCAAACATAAGTAATTTACCTGGCGTATCAAGACCAGGAGGAGCTGGATTTGCTAATAATTATAGTTTAAACTTTGTTAGAGCGAATTATAGTCAATTAAGATTTACTCCTCAAACAATGGGAACAACAAGCATTAGTCTTTGGTTTTTAACTGACATTGCAAATACAGGTAACTCTTCCAAAGGTATATTAGTTGGTCATAATATTCAACTCCCTCAAAGCGGCATTAGTGTTAGCGAAATAAATGGCAACATAAGAATATTATATGTATCCAATTCAGCTTTAAAACAATGGAATACAACAATACCTTTTGTAGTAAACCAATGGTATCATATTGTTATTACTCATAGTGGTGATAATTCCAATATTGTACAAGCGGCTATAAATGGAGCATCATTAGTGTCTCCAACATTTAACAACACTTTCACTACACCACCTATATTTGCCGCAGTAGGAAATCTTTGGGCTGCAAATCCTAATTTTGGTTTTGGCGGAAATATAGACGAATTTGCAATAATACCTTCAACATTAAGTGATTCTCAAGTGTCAAGTATATATAATAGTGGCAAGCCAAATAGTTTGCAATCTTTTAATCCATCTATATGGTATAGATTTCAAGAGGGTTCTGGTACTTCACCTCAAAACTCTGGTTCAGCATTAGTAAACTCAACAATTACTTACCCTGGTACTTACGATACTAACGTACCTTAACACAACAAAAACAACAAACAATAAAATCAAATAAAATAAAATAAAATGGCAAAAGCAAAAAAAATAACAAAAGAAGAATTAGAAAAAGCAACTAAAATTTCTCAAGAGTATAATAGTGTTATACAAGCTATAGGTAATTTAGAACTACAAAAGCAAGACTTTTTAGTGCAAGCAGCAAAAGTAAGAGCTAGTATTGAAGAAATTAAAAAAGATCTTCAAGAGAAATATGGAAATGTTAATATAGATCTTGCTACTGGAAAATACGAAGAAAGTGCAGAAGATAAGAAAGATTAGTATAGGCTCTGACTATAAGAATGACGCTATGCATTATTCAACAGGTCAAGAGGTTTACGGTGGACATATTATTAGTGATATTCTTTTTGAAAACCAAGATAATTCTTACAATATTTTTATAACTAAAAATGATGAAGTATTGCCTTGGAAAAAGTTTAACTCTAATATGGCAGTTTCAGTAGAATACGATTTAAAGTATTAGTGAAAAGTTTATATAGCTTTATAGTAAAACCTTTAGAAGCAAGGTATGACAATATTAGAAAAGTAGATGATAAAAATCTAATAATAAATACTAGTATTGAAAACCATATATTCGTGAGTAAAAAAGCTGTCGTTGTTTCGACTCCGGCAGCTTATGCTACTGACATTAAAATAGGTGACAAGCTTTATGTACATCATAATATATTTAGAAGATTTTATGATGTTAAAGGTAGAGAAAAAAATAGCGCTACTTATTTTAAAGACGACTTATATTTTGTTTATCCAGAGCAAATATATATGTATAATTTAAACTGTCATTTAGATTATTGTTTTATAAAACCATTAAACAACCAAAGTTTACTATACAACAGAAAAGAAGAACCTAATGTTGGTATAGTAAAATATTCTAATAAGCTCTTAGAAGCCGCAGGAATAATACCTGGAACACTTATTACGTTTACCCCAAACTCTGAATTTGAGTTTATTATAGATGGTGAGCGACTCTATTGTATGAAATCAAATGATATAGCTTTAACGCATGAATACCAAGGAAACGAAAAAGAAAATAATCCAAGCTGGGCAAAAGGCTATTGAGGAACTTATAAAGGTAGCAAAAGAAAAGATTGTAGACTCAGACGATGATGTAAGCGCTGACAGATTAAAAAATGCTGCTGCAACAAAAAAATTAGCTATTATGGATGCTTTTGAAATACTTACTAAAATTCAAGAGGAAGAAGATATGCTAAATGAAAAACCCAAAGATAAAGTTCAAAAGACTTTTAAAGGTTTTGCAGAAGGGAGAAGTAAGTGATTTACGAACAAACACTTTGGAAAGAAATTAAAGAAATTGTAAATCCTAAAATATTAGCTAAAAACAATAGATTTAAAAAATGGGAGTATGGTTATAACTCTGATTATGATTTTATAGTAATAAGTAAAACTGGAAGAATTGGACAAATCATTGAAATACAGAATCTCAGGATTGCTTTACCAGCAGCAGATGAACCGTTTAAACGAAGCGAAAAAAAAGCGGAGCAAAGATGGGAAAAAGCAGATTATCCAAAAGAATTAAGTAAAATTAAAAGTAGGTTTGATTGGGAAGAATATCCATCAGACTTTAAAGAACAGTGGTATGATTATATCGACGAAGAATTCAAAAGAAGAGAAAATGGTTATTGGTTTTACAATAATGGCTTGGTTACTTATATTACTGGTGCTCATTACATGTACTTGCAATGGTCAAAGATCGACGTTGGAGCCCCTGATTTTAGAGAAGCAAACAGACTCTTCTTTATATTTTGGGAAGCATGTAAAGCAGATGCAAGATGTTATGGAATGTGCTACCTCAAAAACAGACGATCTGGATTCTCTTTTATGTCAAGCGCGGAACTTGTTAACCAAGCTACAATATCTTCCGATGCTAGATTCGGTATACTATCCAAGTCTGGAGCAGATGCCAAAAAAATGTTTACGGATAAAGTTGTACCCATATCAGTTAACTACCCGTTCTTTTTTAAACCCATTCAAGATGGTATGGACCGGCCAAAAACTGAATTGGCATATCGTGTTCCAGCATCAAAGCTTACTAGAAGAAAACTTGAGTCGAACGAACAGCTCAGAGAATTAGACGGACTTGATACGACTATTGACTGGAAAAATACAGGCGATAACTCTTATGATGGTGAAAAGCTAAAACTATTAGCTCATGACGAAAGTGGCAAATGGGAAAGGCCTGATAACATATTAAACAACTGGAGAGTTACAAAAACTACACTACGTCTTGGTTCTAGAATTGTAGGTAAATGTATGATGGGCTCAACTTCAAACGCATTAGATAAAGGTGGAAACAATTTCAAAAAATTATACTATAATTCAGACGTTACAAAAAGAAATAGAAACGGACAAACTTCTTCTGGACTCTATTCTATGTTCATCCCTATGGAATGGAACTACGAAGGATTCATGGATTCTTACGGATCACCTGTTTTCATTAGAAAAGAAAATCCAATCAAAGGAGTTGACGGTTATGAAATTACAACAGGCGTTATCGAACATTGGCAAAACGAAGTCGATGGCTTAAAGTCTGATCAAGACAGTTTAAATGAATATTACAGACAGTTCCCAAGAACTGAACAGCACGCTTTCAGAGATGAGGCTAAAAATACTTTATTTAATTTAACAAAAATATATCAACAGATAGATTATAATAGTGAATTAAATAATGAAGTATCTGTAACTCAAGGAAGTTTTCAATGGATTAATGGTGTAAAAGATACTAAAGTGATGTTTTATCCTAATAAAGATGGAAGATTTTTAATATCATGGGCACCACCTAATAGCTTACAAAATAATATAGTTATTAAAAATGGATTAAAATACCCTGGTAATGAACACGTGGGAGCTTTTGGTTGTGATAGTTACGATATTAGTGGTACTGTAGATGGTAAAGGTTCTAATGGAGCGTTACATGGATTAACTAAGTTTAGCATGGAAGATGCACCACCTAATCAGTTTTTTTTAGAATATATAGCTAGACCACAAACAGCAGAAATGTTTTTTGAAGATGTACTTATGGCTTGTGTTTTTTATGGTATGCCTATACTTGCTGAGAACAACAAACCAAGACTTTTATACTATTTTAAAAGAAGAGGTTATAGGGGCTTTTCAAT